CGTCTCCGCATTCGTATGAATATGGTCGTTTAGATACTTTTATGTTTTTCATGGCTAGTCAGAAAAGTCTACAAACTCCATCTTGTCAACGATACTCTGAATCTCTCGGCTTCTTGTCGCCTGCGGCTTCGCCTCGGTCATCGTAGCGGTCGCACCACCACGCTGGCGCATCAGGTAGACCAGCATTGACAGCGAATCCAATGCGTCAGGAGACTTGCTTCTCGTCCGCTTGCAGTAGTCGCCCTTGCTCTCAACCCTGACCAGACCCTTGCCCTTTTGCTTGTACCTACGCGCTGTAGCCTGCCTGATCAGATCCTCGTTCCTAAAGCTAGGACTGATCTTCAAGTACTCAAATTCAAGATACTTCGCCAGACCAAAGATCAACTCGGTCACGACGCCGTTGTAAAGCTCAGAAGCCTTCTGCGAGTCGTCTCCAAGGATGTGCGTGTCGCTAGCCGCCCATGAGTAATTGACGCCCATTACCTCGCTACCGAAAAGACTACACAACGAGTCGTGAATGCCTGCCCCATTGCCAGTGCGATCAACGCACAGCCAGTTAGGACTGATCTTCATCGTCCTAGCAAACTTGATGATTGCCTGCGTCTGTTCCAGCGTTGCTTTCTTGGGGAATGGTATCTGGCTATCGAGTTGCAACACCACCCTCGCGCCCTTGAACGGGATGAACTGACCGCTCTGAGGCGTCCACCCATCAGAAAGCCCAAATCGTCCGAATGAACACATTACCTGATCATTACCCTCTAAAGCCAAGTCAAACGCAGCCAGCGGCACTACAGGCCCGATAAAGCGCACCTGACCAAGCGCGTTGTCCATCATGGCAGGCGTGATGATTCCCATCGCCATACCCTCTTCAGGGAACCACCCGCGAGCCATAGTCATCGCCTCGGCAGTGCGACCCCGCGAGATGTAGCCCATGTATCCCTGATAGGTTTGCAAGCCAGCGTAGACGATACGCTTCTCGATGACGTTCTCACACTTCGCGGCGTCCAACCTCAACACATGGTATCCCTCCTTGCTATCCCACTCAAAGTCTTCCTCGCAGTCAACTGATCCCCAGCCGTCCTTCGGCTCACAACGCTGTGCAAAGTTGCTGGTGCGATCTCGCGGATTGCTCGCTCCAAATATCTTGATGTGACCCCTGTAGCTATCCGTATCAGCCGTAGACAAGATGTTGTTAATACCCTCCCAGACTCCAACAGGGACTTCCTCTGCCTCGTCCAACACGACATGGGTGCGCGATAGCCTACCCCACTTCTCATGCTCCTTACCCGCTCTCGGTATAGGATGGAATCCACGCAGGGTTCCATGACCGCTCTCACCCTTCGGGATCGCTACCAGATGGATGCCTTGCTTGCTGTCGTTGGTCACTTGAATGCTCGTCGCCTTGTCGTCCTGATCGGAGATCGGTTTTACTAGCGCAGTCCGATGGAAGGTTTTGATGTTCGCAAAGATGTTCCGCTCGGCGTGTTCTTTGGTCAACGAGATCACCTTGATACAGGTGTACTCAGGGTCGCGGTACCAGTCCAAGTAGAACCATGCCGCCGCACCAAAGCTCTTGCCCATAGCACCTGCGCCCTGCACCAACACTCGATCACCCGCGAACAGGCAACGCCATGTGTCACGCGACGATTTCGGCCTCCAGTCGTAGACCGCTGCGCCCCAGAGAATGGTCGCGGCGGCCTCAAACTGGTCGTGATTGAGCAGATGCATGACATACTGGCGCACCACCATCTCAGCCGTAGGCAGGTCAATCTCACTCAATCCGACGGCATTCTTTGCGGTCTTCGTGATGATGTACTGAGCCGCATAGAGCAGTCCAAGCTCCTCGTCCCTGTCAGCCTCCTTGCGAATGTTTAAGGCGTGGGCGTGGAAGACCTTGATTGAGTGCGGAGGTGTAAGTCGGTATCCTGTGTCGTTCATATGTAGTGTTGATGTTCTGGGCGATTCTGTTAATTAATGCAAGCGTGTACAACAAATACGACCAACTCCAGTCCCACGCCTATCAGGAAGCCACTAAGCTAGCGGCGGCTGGAGAGGAATTCAGTCATTTAATTAGCCTCATGAGTCCAGACTACGCGCTTCGTATGCGGATCTTCGTACAGAGCCTTCCTGACGCCATCCGCGAGAAGACTATCTACGGAAGGGCGGTCGTAAAGACGCCAGCAAAGAGCAGTAAGAAACGCTAGTAAGAACAACATCCTTGGTACGCGCAGGATTCGACAGCGGCTTTCTCGGTCGCTAGGTAGGCGTTGACCGCAGGGATGATTGTGGGTAATAGCGCGTTGATGGATGCGTTGTACGCTATCAGGCAGGCTAGCGTCGTGCAGTTGGCTGGCCCAAGCTGGTACTCAGCGACGCGCACATACAAGTCGTCTAGCGTTGCCGCTGTGATGCGCTGGTATGATCCGTCAGCGTTGGGGTACTGATAGTTCCAACCTGTTGGTGGGATGGCAACTGCCATAGTCGTTACTAAACCTTCGGAAGTTTCAGCATGGCAGCGTAGTTATTCACCACCTGCGTGAGGCCAGCCACATCACCCTGACCGAAGTTGATGCGCCCTTCGGGCGAAAAGAACAGCAGGTTCTCGTGGAGGTAATCGATGTACGTCTGGATACCAGCGATGACCCTGAAACGGCGGATTGCTCGGTTGCGAATCAGGAGCCCTGACTCCGTCATCCTATGCCGTGAATGATCCTTGATCATGCGGATTACTGCTGACCGCTATTAGTATCCTTGCCAATCGTGTACTCGGCTCGCAGTACAGGCGCACCAGCAAATCGACCGAATGGGAACACAAAGTTGCCAAGGATGTCAGCACGCTTGCGGAGGCGTCGGACAGTGTTTTCATGGTCAAGGAAGACGATGAAAGTCTTGGTGACACTCTTGCAGGCCCAGATAACTTGTGGTTCGTTGGCCGACTGAGTGTTGGTAGCCACAGTCCCCTTGTTCGTTCCGTATTTAAGGTCGGGAGTAGTCTTGGTGGCGTAGAGGTAGCCTGCTTGGAAGGTAGCCATAGTGACCTACCTATAACGATTTAAGGATTTGATGTCAAATACAATTAAAACCCAGCCGCTTTCCTGCGCCGTTTGGATTTAATACCCTTCTTTATAACCTTTTTAGTCCCCTTGAATATCATCCAAAAGAAAACTAGGAAGCCAACTACCATCAAAAACGTAGCGGCATGACATATTATCATCATGTCAAATGCGTCGAACATACAGAGAGATTACCAATAAGATCAGATAACGCAACTCATAAATAATGGAGTTAGTCGGCAGACACCTCGTCGATTATCTCTGTTAACGTCTTCAAAGAGGGGGCTTCGTCACTATCGATCTCTATTAGTTCGTACTTCTCCACCTCGGTTTCGATTTTAACAGGCTCGTTATACGTCCTCACCTCTGGCGGCGCGTTAAGCAACTGCCACTCCTCCTCCAGTGCTGGCGTCATGTTCGTGTTTCGGCCTACGCCGTGGAACTCCAGCTTCAAGGTCGGCCCTGTGGTCACGATGTGTTGCTCTGGCGCGTATTCGCCTCCCAGCTTCGCATCCGCTTGCAATGCCGCCAACCTATCAAATGTCGCCTCAACCTGACCATTAGCGCGACGTACGATCTTTGTGGGAACCTCTCCAAGAGCCATACGGCGGAGTTGATCGCGCTTCTCTCCGATTAGCATGGCGAACTGGCTGTCAATCACCTCGCGGATCTCGGCTAGGCGGGTCTTAACGTCAGGGCGAGCCGCCCAGTGGCACGCAGTTACAGGCGCGGAGGACTTTTGGACGTTGGGGCGGATCTTGAGGAATGCCTCGGTTTGGTTTAGACCTTGTGATAACAGGCGGCAAAATCGTTCGTGTTCAGGGTTTTTGAGAATCGGCATAGAAGTGGGCGGTTGGTTTTCTCTTATGTAACTGCATTAATGGTTAACGACCTTAACTAATTATTTTACTCTGTAAAGAGATTATATGCTTGACGATTAGTCCAATGAAATGGTTATTTTTGATCCAGCGCATTATCTTTTTATTGATCTAAATCTGACATGATTTTCATGCGTTGTAGGTTTATGAACCCGCAGGTATCCTGCATTATTCCACCATTACAAGACGCGGATGTTTGTTTTTCTGCGAAACGAATTGGAATGATAAAACGGCCTTTATCGTTGGTGATTTTTGCAGATAGCACGATCTTGTTTGGAACGATGTAAAGGTATCCAACGAATGGAACTTCAAGCATTTTTGATAGTTGTGCTCCTGCTAGCAGCTTGTGAGATGAGATCATCCATTCATTTTGAAACTGGTGCTGAAATGTTTCAAGTGAGTGGCGACGGCATTTTGCTTCATAGATTGCAAGCAGTTGCTGTTTTTGTGTGATGAAACCATCAATTAGTGACGCCTTAGTTATTGGAGTGTGGAAGAATTGGCATGATGGGTTCTTGGATTTGATGATGTTGAACATCTCCGTTTCTTCTGCGACCGACTCTTGTCCGCGAGGTGTGTTTATGTCTAAGTTCATTTGGGTTTTGCTTGGGATGTGTTGAGTCGCAGGGTTTGCAGATGCGTAGCGTCGCATGGTTCACAGAGCCTGCTATCGCTGAATACATACCTTGGCTGGTTGCATAGTATGCACATCGGCAGCTCTGGTTTGATACCTACGCCCTCTAGGATGATGCGTGGCCTCATATGTCGTCTGGGTCTGGTTCTGGGTGTATTGTTGTGTTCATGCTTTTACTTTGAATTGACCTAGCTTGATTGGCTCCTTGCTTGCTTCCAATCGATCTGGCGTTACCCACATCTCGCGGCCTGATGGGTGGTATCCCCAAAAGCGTTTTGTGTTGGAGCCGTTCCATGCGCCGCGCTTTAGTTTGGTTGCTGTGTTTGTGTTCATATTACGCTGTACGCGGTTCCTCTAACTGGAGGAGGAGTTGGGTATGGTGAATGAGTCGCTTGTGGGATAGGCGTGATTGCAGGTAGTGGTGATGGGGATTGTGATGGAGGCAGTGGTTTGATTGGCTTACCCTTTGGTAGTGTTTCCACAATTACTGGCTGGCGAATTGGCTTTGGTGTGGGCGTGGGTGATGCGGAGTGCAGCCATAGCCAGATTATTGATGCAGCAATCATTTGATTTCAGCTTTAAGTTCTTCTTATTACTAATAATTGTTCGGAAGCTATGTTCATAACATTATCACATGCTTTAACGTAATTGCCATCATAGGTGTTTGCGGCGTGCCAACACGATTCGACTCCAGACTTATACCATTCCGCCAATTCCTTGAGCCTTGCGACCTCGTTGGTTTTCTCGGTCAGTTCTCGTTCTAGTTGCTTGCTCACAATTTCTAACTCCGAGCCATCTACATCAGAGTTCCAAGCAGCATCCGTCCGTGGCGTTGGAATGGTATCGTGGTTCATTTCGTTAGTTGGTTGAGTCTTTTAATTTCGGATAGATAGGCGCAAGTCGTCTCCTTAACCGCTCCCCAAGAGGAAACCGCAATCTGCGCTACGACTTCTAAAGGAAAGGCTATAGATATAATGACTATGGTTAATATGGGGTTTCTTCCATAGGGGTTCATTTCTCGTCCTCCCATTGTCCGATGGTGCGGAGGAAAGCCTCGGCTCGTTGTGCGGCAGAGCAGGTTGACATCCTAAAATGATCGTAGGGAACATCACATCTGCCTAAAACAAGGCATTCCAATTCGGCCATATATTCATCCCTTTGCGAAAGCTCACAATTTAGGATTTTCTCCGCTTCGTGCATGGCGTTTAAGTCGCCGTGGTAGTTGGGGATTGTGCTTTGTTGTTTCCCATTTGGGTCTTCCCAAAGTCCCTCAACTCCTCCAAAATAAGAGGAAAGTTGTTTCCATTTACAAAAGAGGGCAATTCGTTTATTGATTTCGTTTGGTGTCATGGTTTTAGTGGTCATTTGATTTCAGCTTTGAGTGCGTCTTTAGCGAGCAGCTCACACGCTCGCCTGTCTCGGTTGTAGGTTCCATCTGGTCGCTCGGGGCAGGAGATAAGCTCAAGTGCCTCTCGGAGCCTTGCGACCTCGTCGTTCAATCGCCCGTTCTGATGTTCAAGTTCCACGCAAAGCTCTCCAATATCTTCGTATGTGTCGCTCATTCTCCATCCTCCCATTTCCCGATGGTTCGTAAAAATGCCTCGGCTCTTTGTGGTGCGGTTGCTGATATTCCCAATGCAGTCCCGCCCCCGCAAATATCCGTTAGGTGAGAGACAAACTTCCACCATTGATAGTTTCCCATTCCTCTCTCCGCTTCGTGCATGGCGTTTAGATCGTTGTAGTAGTCTGGGGGTTCACAACGATCAAGCGTTACAGGACATATCCAATAATGTTCTGGATCCTCGTGCCAGCGTTCAAATTCCAATTTCCACCCGCTGCGGGTAGACCACCCGCAAGC